TTTAATTTAAAAAAAAGAAAAAAAGTCACTACTTTTCTGTGCTCCCATTAATTTAAATACATAAGATATCTACTTCTTATATTCTGAGTAGGATTAGTAAATTCCTATTTTGAAATCTATCTATATAGGATATGTTATTTAATTAAATAAGTTTTTTCTTTTTGTGTTACTTTTTCTTTTTTATACTCTAGGACACATATATTTATAAAGGTTAAATAATAATTATATAAAATGGTTAAAAAAATCACAACTTTGAATATAGATGACGAAATCTTAAATAAAGCTAAGAAAAAGATATATAACCTTTCAGCTACAGTTGAAGAATTTTTAGCAAAGAAAACAAAACAAGAAATAGTAAAGCAAAACCCAATTTGTGACAAATGCGGAAAAAAGGAAAATAAAGCTTGTAAAGAAAATAACTATATTGGGATGCATTGGCTTTGTCCAGATGAATGCTGGATTTGTCAAATTTGCCTAAATACAGAAGTTAAAAAAATTATCACAGCTGTAAGATGAGAACTGCAGAAGAAATTAGGGATATGTTAAAACTTATACCTACAAACTTTGAAATAGATTTAAAAGACTTAGAGGAAATTTTTAAAGATGAAACAGAAAATACACCTTGATGACTGGCAAAAAGAAGTATTAGAAACTAAAGGAAATATGTGCATTTGCTCACCAAGACAAATGGGAAAATCTACAGTTATATCTCAAGATGCAGGTGAGTACGCACTAAATAACTATGACAAATCAATCATGATAATTGCTTCTGTAGAAAGGCAAGCTTTACTACTTTTTGAAAAAGTCCTAAGCTACATTTATTCCACAGACAAGTCCAAAATTAAAAAAGGTAAGGATAGACCTACCAAACATGAATTAAAGCTCACAAATGGCTCTATAATCCGCTGTCTACCTACTGGAGAAAGTGGCTATGGTATAAGAGGCTTCACAATTGACCGTTTATATGCAGATGAAGCAGCTTTTATAAAAGAGGACGTATGGGCAGCTGTAACTCCTATGTTAGCTACTACAGGAGGAGATATAGTTCTATTATCAACACCATTCGGTATGGAGAATTATTTTTACAGGGCATTTCATAGTGATAATTTTACCTCAATTCATGTAAATCCAGACAAAGTAATACAAGGAAGACCTGAACCTCAAAGAACAAATATGTTAAAATTTAGAAAAGAAGAAGAACAAAGAATGACTAAACTTCAATTTCAACAAGAACACTTAGGCCTCTTTGTTGGAGGTATTGAAAGATTTATCTCAGATGAACTTATTGATGCTTGCTGTGTTTTGGAGAGTCACACTCCAAGAGGTGATAAATATCAAGGTATTGACATCGCCCGTATGGGTGGTGATGAATGTCCAATGGTTTCTTTAGATAGAGTTAATAGAGTCATGCTCTATCAATTTGACCTTACCATCCCGGATCCTCAACCTCTAACAGACACAGCAAGACTTATTATAAGAATAGACAAATCAATGAACCACAAAAAAATATATATGGATGATGGGGGCTTAGGTGTTGGAGTATTTGACATCTTAAAAGAAGACCCTCAAACTAAAAGAAAGGTCATAGGACTTAATAATGCATCAAGAGAAATTGAGAGAACTATAAATCGGGGAAAAACTAAGATTAGAAAGAAAACTCTATTGGGTGAAGATATGGCTATTAACTTAAAAATGCTCATGGAGAGAGGTAAAATAAAACTCATAGATGACCCAAGAATTAGACACTCTCTTCGGACAATGCAATGTGACTATTCAGAAGGAAAGTTAAAAATATATGGAAATTATAATCATATCTTTGAAGCAATTAAAAGAGCTGCATGGTGCATAAAAGACAAAACTTTAAATATTTACATTTATTGAAGAAAACATGGAAATTGAAAAATTAGTTGAAGAACTTCTAAAAATAAAAGAAAAATACCCTAACTTATCAAATATAGAAATAACGAAATTAATGGAATTAAAAATAGCTATGGAAGCAAACTCAAGGAACAATGGCTGACACAGGGATATTCGCAACAACTGCAGAAGTTCAAAGAAAAGCAGGAGCCAATGCAAACTCAACAGCAGCTGCAGAAGCTTATATCAATGACTTCATGACTCAAGCAGAAAGTCTTATAAATGTAATGACAAAATATAATTGGAGTGATGCTTACTCTGGTTTAAATGCAGATGTTAAAGCCATTTTAAAAGAAGTAGCTTCTAATATTGCAGCTACCTATATTATCCAATACGATATGGGGGGCTTTAATTCTCTTAGAGAAGCTGAAGCAATGCTTGATGTCCTTAATAATGCTATAAACAGGGGGCTTTCTGTGCTAAGAGACATAGCAAAGAGAGATTTTACACAAAATGCATGATTTTCAAAAATTCCCTGAACTTACTAACTCTCAAATGGCATTTTATTATTTTGAAAGCCCACACAAGCAAATAATAGAAGGCTTTATGGCTAAAGTCATCAAAGTATCTGATGGAGATACTATAAGAGTTCAAGCAGATTTTAGAGATTTTAACTTCCCAGTAAGATTTGCTTATATAGATGCACCAGAACTTAATGAGGGTGGAAAAGAAAGTAAATCATGGTTAGAAAATCAAATTTTAGGTAAAGAAGTTTATATTAAAGTAAATCCAAATAATAGGGTAGGTAAGTGGGGAAGACTTATTGGAGATGTATTTCACATGGGGGAAAGTATGAGTAGAGCAAGTTTAAGAGAAATGCACTCAGTACCTTTCGGGAGTAGAACATGGTAATTCCAACAACATATAGAAAAGACACAGCCACAACCATAGGCTTTGACTTTAAAGAATTTGCTACTAAAACAGGAGTTATACTATTATCAGGCTTTGCTACTGAAACAAGTGGAGGCTTAGACTATCACTTAACAACAGATGAAACAGTATATTCAAGTAGCATAGAAACTAAAGAAAGTGGGGCAGCAGAAGCCCAAATAGATTTAGATTTTGATGCCCCTGATTTTCAAAAGACAGTAACCATAGAAGGCACTGCAATATGTTCTTTCACTATAAGGTCAGAAGGAGATGCAGGAACAACAGCTTCCACAAATTGTATAACCTATATCAGAAAATGGGATGGAACTACAGAAACAGCAATAGCTTCTGCTACATCACCAAGTGTTATTTCAGGCTCAGGAGCAAGTACTAATGAACTTATGACAATTCCCATTACAATTCCAAGAACAACTTTTAAAAAAGGTGAAACACTAAGAGTATCTATGTTAGTAACAGCTACGAGAACAGGGGGGGGGAATAGTATACATTGTGAAATCGGGCATGACCCAAGAAATAGAGACGGCACTGAAATAGTACCTAGTACAGATGACCCAGATACAATAACTAAATTATTGGTTTATATGCCATTTAACACAGGTTTCTAAAATGGGAGAATATAATTTAGGACAAGCAACAGCAAGTGACTTAGATAGTACATATACTGACTATTCTGTAGATGCTGCTCAAACAGATGGAGCAACAGGAGAAGGTGAGTTTGAATGGACAAATGCTGACTTCAACCAATGGCTAGGATATTATAAAGAAATCCCTGAGTTAAGTGCTGTTATAGATGCTAAAGCTACATGGACAGTAGGTAAAGGTGTTCAAACAGACCCAAATACTCAATTTATTTTAGATACAATAAAAGGATTTGGTAAAGATACTTTTAACACAATATTAGAAAATATGATTAGAACTTATCACATAGGGGGAGATGCATTCTGTGAAAGAATAACAGATAAAGATGGAGAACTTATTAATCTAAAACCACTCGACCCAGGAACAATAAAAATAGTCACAAATGCAGCAGGTAGAATTAAAAGATATGAACAAGAAAGCAAAACTAAATCTCCTAATAAAAAGTGGAAACCTGAAGATATATTTCACTTAGCAAGAAATAGGGTAGCAGATGAAGTACATGGTCAATCTATCACAGAAAAATTAGTAAATATAATCTTAATGAAGAATGAAGCTATGGACGACTGGAAGAGAGTATTACATAGAAATGTAGACCCAGTATGGATATTCCATTTAGACACAGATGATAGTACAAAAATAGCTGCTTTCAAAAATAAGTTTGATGCTTTAAGAGGAGATAAAGAAGGAAACTTATATATCCCTAAAGATGCTGTTATACCTGAATTAGTTTCTACTGCTACAAATGCAGTACTAAGCCCATTAGCATGGATAGAAAGCTTAGATGCTAAATTCTATGAAGCTGCGCAAGTACCTAAAATTATAGTAGGTGGTAGTGGTGGTTTCACAGAAGCAGCTGTTAAGATAGCCTATTTAGCATTTCAGCAAACAATAGAAGAAGAACAGCTTTTTATCGAGGAACAAGTGGGTCTACAACTTGGTTTAGCAATAGAGTTAGAATTTCCAGCATCATTAGAAAATGAGTTACTTTCAGACAATAAAAAAGATGGCGCAGTGAATATAGATCAAAGTGAAACTACTCAAGAGGAGGTACAAGTATAATGACAAAAAAACAAAAATTGGATTGGAAAATTGTGTGTACAGGCTTATTTTGCATAACCGCATTGGAACTAGCAGCTTTGTATCAAGGCATCAATGGGATGATACTAAAAACTGTTTTAGTTATCTTAGCCATAGCTATAGGTGTTACAATTCCAAATCCAATAAAACTAAAATAAGATATAATCTAAAATGCCACCATTAACAAAAAAACAGAAAAGAATACAGGCTAATAGAAAGAAATCTGCAGCTGTGACCCAAAAAATGAAAGATAAAGTTGCAGGTAGTGCCACAAGAAAAGAAGCCGATGAATTAGCAAGAAGCAGGGCAAAGGCAGCAGGACTTATCCCAGAAAAAAGAGGAAGCACAACTGGATTTACAAGAAAACAATTAAGAGATATTGAAGTTAAAGAAACTGCTCAAAAAGGTTTAGATATAAAGAAAGCTAAAATAGATATAAAAAGGCAAGAAGGCCTAGATGCAAATTTAAAAGAAGTAGAAAAAGCAGAAAGACAAGAACAAATAGAAGCTCAATCATCACAGTTATCAGAAGCCCCTTTATCTGGGAGTGTTGTACCTATAACAGGGGGGGATTTAGTGGATGTAGGATTATTAGCTTCTGGCATTGGGGCAGCAGGTTTAGCAGGAAAACAATTAATAAAAGGTATAGGAAAAAAAGCAGGTAAAGAAATAGGAGAAGAATTAGCTGAAAAAGGTCTACAAAAAGAACTACAACATTTATTAGAAACAAACCCACTTAAAGGATTAAGACCTTCAGAATTTGCTGTGAAAAGAGAATTATTAGCTGCTGAATTTAGTGCTAAAACAGGGGGGCAAATAGCAATCAAAGATGCTATAAGAGGTATAAACACTTATACTAAATTAAATAGACCTGCATTTACAAAACTTTTAACAAGTAATGCTTTAAAAAAGGCGTTAGGTGCCTATATATCTTTTGCTGGTGTAGATGTAATTGCTACATGGTACGGTTTAGATAATGTTGCTGATGGTAATAAATTCTCATTTCCAGATGCACAAATAGCATTAGATAATGGATTAAGAACAAGAGAAGATATAAGAGAATTTTTTAAGGAAACAGATGCAAGTTACCAATTAGCATTAGAGCAAATAGAAAGAAGTGCAAGATATAATGTACTAAATTTCCCTGCAAAAAAACTATTTTTAGCAGGAATTAAATTAAAAAAGAAACAATACGATTTAAAAAAAGATAATTTTATATTTGAAAATGGATTATAGTGATTGGATAGCGATATTAGTAGGAATAACCTTAGCATTTATAGCGATGTAAGGAGGTAATTTAAAATGAATGAAGAACAAGAAGCAACACAAACTCAACCAGAAGCTACAGAAACTAATAATACGGAAGGGTCTGAGACCAAAGAAGAACTCTCAGTCCTTGAGAAAGCTAAGAAAGAAAAAGCTGAGCTAAAAGAACAACTTGATAGAAAAGAAAATCTTTTAGATAGGGAAGAGAAAATGCAAGCTGAAAAACTTCTAGACGGCAAAAGCGAAGCAGGTCAACCAGAACAAAAGAAAGAGAAAATGAGTAATGCTAAGTATGCTGATAAAGTAATGTCAAATGAAATCCCAGAAGAATAAAACAACAGAAAAAGCTGTGGGAAACCCAGAGCCTAAAATAGTTATCGGCACTCCTGAACAAGCTGTTTGGAAAAGCACATTAGATGATACTTCTGCTGCTTTAGCTAAAAATAATGTAACTATAAAAATTCAAGAAGCAGTTATTAAAATGGCTAAAGAAGAGTTGAAAGATTTAAATTTAGATTAAAATGCATTTAGACTTTATAGCTGAAGGTTGGAAACCAGACTTAGACCAAATGGAAGAGTGGCTCAATACTAGAACTTTCCCAATGACAGTTAAAAATAAGAAGGGAAAGAAAGAGACTATAAAGGTTCCTGGAGCATTGAGACCAAGAAGAGCTTACACTTATGTCTTCCCAAGGGAAAACTTAGATGTAGTTTTAAATACATTAAGGCTACATGATAGTGTTCATAGGGTAGATGGCAAAGGTACAAGAATTCTAAAGAAGCCCTTAGCTATTATAAGAAAATTTCTAAGGTTAAAAAAGATGCCTAAGCCTGATAAGTCTAAAGGAACATTCCCAATAGTAATGAACAACATAAGATGTATTGGTCTAGGAGTAAGGGATGACATAGATTTCGTAAATGAGCATGGAGTAGAACAAGAAGCTCTTTAAGCGAAACATTTATATACTTTATTTTTATTTAATTTTACATGGCAAATGAAGCACAGTTAAGAACAAGACTTTCTACACCTGTTAATTTTGATTGCGTAGATGGTCTTGGAATGGAAAAAGGTACTATTGTCTGTCTTTCTGGGCCTAGAGAAGTTAAAGCTACTTCTGCAGATAATGATATTGCTATAGGAATTACAACTAGAGAGAAAATTGCGAGTGATGGTAGAACTACAGTACCTGTGGACTTATATGGTATCTATGATTGTTATGTAGATGCTGCAGTACCTGCTATTACCCTAGGTGCACAAGTTACTATTTCTGCTGCAAATACAGTTAAACTATATACAACACTTGACGATGAGAAAGGCTATGTATTAGGTAGAGCATTAGAAGCATGGGCTGCTGATGGAACACGAATACAAGTGTTAGTAGGTGGTCAATAATGGCAGATACAAGAGGAATGCAAGACCTATTTGGCTTAGATATAGATAGATTAGCTAAAGGATTTGGAGAACAAATGTATACTTTTATGAAAGAGTGTACAGTTAGAAAAATGAAGGGTGATAGTGTAAGATGGTTCCAAAAGACAGCAGGAACAATGAGTGCTACAACTCCATCTAAGACTTCAAATGTAAGTGCAGGAGCAAGACCTGAAACATTAGAACAATCATGGACAAGAAATACTTCTTATAAACAAATCTTCTTTGTAGAAGGCTTTTTAGATGATGAAGATGTAACTGATGCTGAAATTGATATTTTAGGTACAAGTGTGAGGGACTTAACAGAAGTTATACACAGAGATAGAGATGCACACATATGGGATATTATGAGTGAAGGACAATCTCCAAGCGAAATTCAAACATTCGCTACTACAGCACAAGGTGGTGACCAATGGGATGCAGCAGCTTATGCAGCTGATATTATAAAAGACTTACAACATGCTAAAAAATTAATCCAAGATGAAGGGTATAATCCAGAAGGAGCTACCTTATTACTAGACACTTTAGGATATAAGAGTTTAGTAACATGGTTAATCTCAGGTAAAGGCTCATCTATACCTGGCTTTTCAAGTGAAAAGATTAAATCTGGTATTGTTATGCAATTATTAAATTTAAATATAAAGGTAAGTTTGAATGTTACAACTGACTATGCTTTAATTATAGTACCTAAAAGAGCTGTAACTTATAGTGAAAGTAAAGGTATTACAGCAACATCTACACCAGATAGCCAAATAGGAAGAAACATTAGAGTTAAGGCATCAGGTATAGCATATAGAACAGACCCTAAAGCTATAGTACTTATCACAGATATTAACACTTAAAAATGACAAAAGAAAATCAATTTAAATTATATAAGCATTTCCTTAATTTAGCAGGAGACCCAAAACCTAAATTAGCAGCAGGTGAAGTAAGAGTACCTGGAGGTGTAGATAAAGATTTCATAGTTAAACAAGCTAAAGAACAAATTAAAGCAATATTAAAAGTATACCCTGAATTTGCTCAACCAGAACCAAAAGAAACTAAATCTAAAGGAAAGAAATAATGAGCGGTCATAATGAAAAGCTTACTTCTACACAAGTTGTTCTTTTAAGAGACCAAGCTGGTAAAGCATTTCTTGCAGGAGAAAAGGGAATGGTTATATTATCAGGTACTAAATTATATTTAAATGATGGTACTTCTTGGAAACTAATTACTTCTGCATAAATTTTTAAAGTCTATTTCTATATTATTTTTATGGCAACATATACAGCTACAAAAGTTAGTTCAGGAACAGTAAGAGAAGGTCCTGGAACAGCAGGTACAAGAGTTATAGCTAAAAGATACCCTGTTGAAGAAGGCTTAGAAGCTGGGGTAACTAAACAAACTCCTCCACCATATTTAGAGGAGAAAGGTTTCTAATGGGTGGTCCAGGTAGTGGGAGAAAGCCAAATCCCATGAATGTATTCTTTCCTAAGGAAAAAGCCCATAGAATAGTACCAACAGCAAAGCAAGGAAGTGAAGATTTAGTTCTACCAAATTATTCAGGAACTAAAAGAAGTCTAAAAGAAGGTCATCAAAGCATAGCTTTAGAAGGTAGTGTAATATTCAGCGACGGTAAAAACATTGCTGAGGACAACTCAAACTTCTTCTGGGATGATACTAATAACAGGTTGGGTATTGGGACCAGTAGTCCTGGAGGGAAATTACATATTCAAGATGGTTCTGCTGGAACAATAACAGATGAAACATGGGCAGATGATTTAATAGTTGAAAATAGTGGTTCAGGAGGAATTTCTATACAGACTCCTGATGCAAATGCTGGGAGAATACTTTTTCAAAGCGCAAGTCAAGATACAGTTGCCCGTATTGACGCTTTCTATAATTCAGGTTCAGAATATATGTCTTTTGAAGTTGCTGATAGTGAAGCAATAAGGATTATTGATGGTGGAAATGTAGGAATTGGAACAACAGCTCCTGATGGAATATTACATACAGCAAAAGCTAGTGCTTCTACAAATCAATATTTTGATACTTATAGTACAAACACAGGACATCAACCAATGATATATCTAAGAAAATCTGCTGGTACAACCATAGGCACTCCTGCCCAAACAGCTGTAGGAGAAGAAATCGGACGTATTGATTTTCAAGGTGTTAATACTGGTGGAAATTTTGATCAAGGTGTAAGAATGTATGCTAAACAAGACGGAGCATCAACTGCAAGCACTGTCCCTGCTAGTTTTTTTATTGAAACATATGGGGCATCTTTAAATTCTAATCAATTTGTTTTAAATGGAACATCTGGAAATGTAGGAATTGGGACAAATAATCCGGGGAGTAGATTAACAGTGGCAAAAGTAGCTCAAACAAATGAAGTTAATTTATCAGATACTCTTTTTGTTAATTCAACTTCTGGGAGAGTCGGAATAGGAACAAGTAGTCCAAGTAGGAAATTAGAGGTTTTAGATGAAACTACTTCTTCAGTAATAAGTGTAAAATCTACAGCAAGTCATTCTTTTATCCAATTAAATAGGAATCAAACTTCTGATGATAGTTATATTAATTTTATGACTGATGATGTTGGTGATTGGATTATAGGAACTGGAAGACAAGGAACTGCCAGTAATTTATCATTTCAATATTATGATGGTTCTTGGAATACTGCTATGTTTATGGATAAAACAGGAAATGTAGGTATTGGAACAACAAGTCCAAATGCAAAACTGCAAGTTGTGGGAGATTCACATTTTGGTGAAGATACAACAAACTATGCAGAGTTTGAAAGTGATGGCTTCTTACAATTTCATGGAACTTCAACAGCATGGGATGACCAACAAATTAACTTAGGAAACGTGAGATTTGGTGCTTCTGCTCCAACATGGACAGCTTACAAGGGAAGTGAAATTTTAGAATTTAATAAAGCACAAGATAATAAAATATTTTTCACAGTTCAATTAAGTCATAAATATAAATTAGGCACTAATCTACATTTCCATGTTCACATGAGCCCCGAAGATGATGTAGTGCAAGGCGTATGTAGATGGATATTAACATATTCGTGGGCAGATATTAATAGTGATTTTCCTGCTGAAACCACAACAACAACAGACCAAACAGTAACTGCTAATACAGCAGATAAGCATACTTATTTCGAAATAGATGGAGCTGTAAGTTCTGCAAGTGGTGAAAGTGGGGTTAGTGGGATATTATTGTGCTCTCTAACACGTGAAGGAACACATGCTAATGATACTCTCGATAGTGATGTATTCTTACACCAAGCTGATTTCCACATGGAAGTAGATACAATAGGATCTGATGCTGAGGGAACTAAGTAGTAGTTACAAAGGTTTATAAAGGTTAGTTACTAAGTAAGTGTATGAAAACATTAAACTTAAACTTCGACGAGAAAACATTTAAGAAGTTACAAAATGCCAAAGAAGCTGTTAAAGTTTTAGGACTTATTAACACTTGGGAAGAGTATATTCTTAAAATGTGTAAGATCAAATAAAATGGAATTAATATACACCACCGAAGAAGTTCTACTAGGAATATTCTATTGTAATGTGTGCATTGTTGCTTTAGCTATTGCAGGAATTATAACTAAATGGTATCAGCTGTGGAGGGGAAAATATGAGTTTAAGTGATAAGAGATTTAAAATACATAATTTTCCAAAAAGAGAAACTTATAATTATACTGAAACAGACGTCAAAGAATTTATTAAGAAGTTGAAGAAATTAACTGAAGGAACTTTAATTCATTCACTTAGATGTGAAGAAATTGACAAACTAGCAGGAGATGATTTAACAGTTGAAAAGAATTGTGCGAATAAAAGAGGTATGATAGATTGGAATATGATGTGGAAAGTGATAATATCTTTAGCAGTTATGTTATTAATGTTGGGGGCTTTTAAATGAAAGGATTAGAGATAAATAAACTTGCAATGGGTATAAGAATGGCTATAATAGATGATTTAATTAATGACTTGCAACATCTTAAACTAGAAGTTAAAAGAGTTAATACTGAAAAGTTAAGAGAAAGATTGGAGAGTATTTTCGAATGAAGTCGGATAATAAATGCAAGCAGGAGATAAAAAAATGAGAACAACAGATGATATAGATGAATATGAACAAGACATGACAACCGACAAGGATAGTGAAAACATAGAGCTGAAAGGAGGTAGAGCGAGCAAAATGAAAGAATTAGATTTGGTTAATAAAGAAATTGAAAAATTTTTAAGGGAAAATGAAAACTATTGGGGTAGTTATAATTTATTAACTAATTTTTTATTAAAACTGATTTTGGTCGAGATAAAAAAGAAAAAATGAAGTTGAAGATTAAAGATTTTGAAGACAAGGAAACTAAAGCTGAAAAGCCTTATACAAGATTTAAAACTAATGAAGGTTGGATGTCTTGCTTTGATAAGAAAGAATGTGATAAGATAAAAAAACTTGTAGGAACTGAAGTTGAGTTAGAACTTAAAGAAAGTGGAAATTTTAAGAATATAGTTAAGATTGTGGAGGAACAATCAACTAAAGAAGTACCTAGAAGTGCATTAACAATATCTAAAACAAGGACAATGTATACTTCATACGCTAAGGATATATTTTTAAGACTTATGGATGAAAAAGAAATGAGTTTTGATGAAAGAATGGACAAGGCTGTGGAGTTAGTTAAGAGAGCAAGAAATGCATTTTAACTTGAAATACACCTGGATTGCTGGTATTTTTGCATTTTAATTTATACTTTATTTTTTTAATTACATTTAAGGGTTTATACTCAATTTAAAAGACAATATGATACGAGCAAAGCTGGTCATTTTAAACTTTGGAGCAGGAAGCTAAAAGCAAAGAATAAAAGCCCAGCCTCGTTATCATATCATTATTGATGTACTCAAATTTAAAGATTTAGTAATTAAATTTGAAGTTAAGAAAATGGATAACATTGAAAAGACAATAAGATTTGTGTTTGAAGATAAAAGTGAAAGCTGGTGTTGGTATAGTGATGAGGCTTGTGCTTTGAGGGATAGGCTTGTTAGGATGGTTAGAGCATTGGTGTGAGTGTTTTGGGAAGTGAGGAGCACGTACCCAAACAACAGAAAGCTTTAAGTAGTTTGGAGCCTTCAGAAATCGGAGATTTCTGCACATTAATCCGAAGCTTTCCTGTTCTGTTTGGGTGTGATTAGTTGTGCATATAGGTTAGCTTAGTGCACACAATAGTTAAGACCCTGTAGGCATAGTGCTTATATTGGTATTAGCGGTTTTGGCTGGTTTCTTTGTTTTTTTTGTGTAGGAACTCACAGAAATTTTTTATATTTTTTTAATTT